ATTTTCCTGGATTTGTGTGATGAGATAGTCTCGTTTTGTCTTTCGAATCTTGATTCTTTCTTCACAATCCAAGTACACAACTTCTGTGCAAAGCTGAAAATCCTTGATGTTTAAAGTCTCTCCTGTAATGTCTCCATATTCTCCATTGATTTTGATCACCATGTCCTGTGCTTTTCTCAAGTTGAATTCAACTTCAACTTCTTGGAGATCTATAGCACACAGTGGTATAGCGAGTTCTGGATTGTTGTAAAAGTAAAATGGTAAATCCACAAAAAAGCTTATATCTTCTGTGTTTCCTAGTGCATTACGAGCAACAATGAGTGGATTCGAAACACGTCTAAATGCTGTCCTCTCGGGGAATTTACCGATGAGTTCTTCGAGTGCATCTTGCTTCGTTTGTGTGACGAAATGTTCGGAATATATTTGAAGATAATCACTCGTTAAACGTTGAACAACTTTACCACCGATGATGAGGTCTACATAATCGATGAGAGCGTGTCCAGCTGATTCTATATAACAGACTGAGGGTGTGTTGATTTCGGGGAGTGTGACTTTCAAACTCAACGTTTTCAATAAATCACCCTGATTTTGGGGGATTTTAAACCTAACCTTTTTTCCAAAATTAGCTTCATTTTCTGGGTCTAGATCAACATATTGGTTTGAAAAGTTTGAATGCCTTTTAAATGTTTCTATGAAATGACTATAGTCTGGGTCCAACGTAAAGAACTTCTCTTGAGGCCCTGAAGACGTCAACTGAAGTTCACCAGCCATTACTATTATATCCACCTAAAATTTTAAACCAGCTAATCCACTATCTATTCTCAATACATTGTAGTTTATTGCGTATACACGAGTGTTGTTATCACTATCTGCGTATTTGGGGTCGATGGTTATCTTAAACAACTTATGAGCTATGCGACTCATATTTACCTGTCCGGTAGGGTAAGGCATTTCGGGCTGAAGAGAGAAGGAGTACATACCAAACTCTGCTGGTCCAAACTTGAAAGCACTTCCAAATGGGGCACCAGGTGTAATGACACCAGAGTATGGTGAATTTACATGGTGTTTTAATGGTTGTTCGTATACCAGGAACTTGTTATTTCTATTGAAGACGACTTCATTATTGAAACGAAGTTCTGCATTCGTTATCGTATTGTATTCATTTGGGTAATTGTTTTGGAAAGAAACATCAGACTGTGATACAAACATGAGTTCTTTGACTGGATGTTTGAAGTTGAGCATAACTGATTTTGTAGTATCACCCGCCTTCATTTTGAATTTAGACATCTGAACCTGTGTGATGACGTAATCTAATGGTCTAGACATCAGAAAGTTAGTTTCGTCTGGTGTGACGTATATAAACTCTGTATCCAATGAAAACTTCTTGATAGCGGCTGTATCACCTGGTTCAGCACCACCAAATGTCAGTTCCGATAAGGGTCTTGTCTTGATTCGTACTTCCACAACCTGTTTCGTCAGGGCACAGGTTGGTATAGCTAGGGATGAATTCCTATAAAAGTAGAAGGGCAAGTCTATGAAATAGGTGTACTCTGTACCAGAAGCATAACTCAATATATTACCATGCCCATTTAGGAAGTATAGTGTCTGATCTATATCATCACTCGTGTTGTAGAGCTGCTGATGCATGTAAATGTATTCGCCTGTAATACGTTCAATAGGTTGTCCTCCGATGAGAAGTTCAGCATGTTCAATAAGATGGGTTATAACAGAGGGACACCAAATCGTGTTATTCACACCACCACTATCAGGTGTTGGATCTTGAAGTGTGATCTTCAGTGTTAAGTTTTTAACCAAATCACCTTTATCACCAGGTATTCTACACGTGATGCTCTTATCAAAGTCTATGGTTCCATCAAATTGACTTTCTATGTAGTCAAACGCAAACTTTGAATGTCTCTTAAATTTCGTCAGGAAGTAAGAAAACTGTGGTTCACCTGTAAGCCATTCGTCTTGTACCCCTGTGGCAGCAAGTCTCAAACGACCAGCCATTCCTAATGTATATGAGTAAAATTTTGTTAAATAAAACGAAACACTACAGTAGAATGAATCTCCAGTTGAGGAAATTTAAACCCGAGACTATCACGGATGATCGGGTATGTGTTTTTATTGGAAAGCGTAATACTGGTAAGTCGACCCTGGTGAAGGACATCATGTATCATAAGAAGCACCTTCCCGCTGGTATTGTTCTTTCAGGAACAGAAGAGGGGAACCACTTTTATTCAGAATTCATTCCTGACTTGTTTGTCTATGGTGATTACGATAGAGAGGCTATCGAAAGAGTTATGGCGAGACAACGTAAATTGATAGGTAGTGGTAAAAAGAATTGTGGTGCTTTCATGCTTTTGGATGATTGTATGTATGACAACAAGTTTCTCAAGGATACGTGTATTCGACAGTGTTTTATGAATGGGCGGCACTGGAAGATCTTCTTCATGCTGACGATGCAGTATTGTATGGACCTCCCACCAGCCCTTCGAGCAAATGTGGATTATGTCTTTCTTCTCAGGGAGAACATTCTTCAGAATAGAGAAAAGTTGTACAAATCGTTTTTTGGCATCTTTCCCTCATTTGATATGTTTAACAAGGTAATGGATGCCTGTACTGAGAATTATGAATGCCTCGTGTTAGATAATACAGTAAAATCTAACAGGATACAGGATTGTGTATTCTGGTACAAAGCGAGTCTAAGGAAAAACTTCAGGGTAGGTGGTCCAGACCTATGGAAACTTCATCAAAAGATGTATAACCCCAAACACATGGACCAAAAGGAACAAGATGCAAAGAAGGCGACTAAAAAGACTGCTCTCACAATCACCAAGAGGAAATAAGTGCGTCTCGATAATTGTTCAAAAAGCTATGGGTATATTAAATGGCTTCAGATCGAATGACTACCATGAATTTATCGGATGACGGGGAGGGAATGGTTCCTATAACGGATAAACCTTCAACATCTTTTGTGGCGAATCAACCTGAAAAAAATGTGAGCCAAAGTAAAGAGACGACGATGGATTCTACACCTATTAATGATATTATGATGGAGCCACCCCAGATGACCGATGAACCCCGTATGCAGGGTATGATGCCTCAGATGACTGCTCCCCAACCCCAGGGAATGCACGCTTCCAACGGCCAGGCTGAGAAGCCCGAGAGCAAGAACCCCCTTAACCTCACTGACGAGCAAATGACTGCTCTCTTTGTTGCGGCCTGTGCTGCTCTCGCTGTCAGCAAGCCTGTTCAAGACAAGTTGGCGACCTCTATCCCCAAGTTCCTTAACGAACAGGGGGGTAGAAGTATGGTTGGCCTCGCGACCACAGGTGCCGTGGCGGGTGTCGTATTCTTCATCATGAAGGATTACATCATCAAACCTTAAACAGGTCTTTCCCAGCCCATATTACTGTAAATCGAGTTATCAATACCCGAATAATACGTTGCGAGTACACCAATAGTGAATGTCCCCGCTAACAAGGCGCTCAATTTAAGCTTCTCGTTAGTGCCACTTGTATGGTCAGTAATAGCATTCTTAGTCTCTTTAGAAATCTGGTTAATAAAGAAAGTAGCAATTAACGCAATGAATGTAGCCGAAAGGAAGAAGATCCTATCCACAGCGAGACGGGGGATGTTGCCGATCGCAAAACGAATGACGTTTGGTATCAGCACAGTCATCCAAATGAGATTCAGATAGTAATTCTTAGATATGAGGGGTACGAGTGTTACAGCATACAGAGCCAGCCAGTACGCAATGGCAGTAAGTAAAATGTTTACTGGTGTCTTCATTTAAACTAGTGTGAGATTATTTATCCTGGATGTGCTGACCACAGAATTTAGTCCTTTCTGGTATTTGTTGATAGATACCCAAATGTACACATATGTCCCGAAGCTCGACATAATTGTCCCAAAATTCAGGGGAATGAGAATATTCCTCAACTGTGGAATGTGCCAGTTCATGAATCAAAACATGGAAAATCTGATTTGTATTTCCATCTAGACACACAACGATCTCACCACCCTTATTCGTATTAGACCCTACGGAACCATTCATTCTTTTCATACCTGTGATAGGGATGCATCGGCAGAGCATTTTGAACTTTTCATTTTTGGTATCTTTGAGATGTTCTCTGAGAATTCTGTACTTTTCTTTTACCTCAACAAGTTCCCGAGGTTCTCTCGTTTGAAAAAGAACCACCAAAGAAAGGACTAATAATAGAATGAACACTATCATTTCTTATATACAAAGATAAATTTACTGTACAATTCT